GGCCGCGCACGTTTTGGTTCAGCGCGCTGGGGCACGTGGGAGGCGCAATTCATGTGGACGCTTAACACCGGCGGGCGCTTGCTGCTCGGTCGGCGTTTCGGCGCGAGTTACTGGGGTGAGCGCTTCGGCGTCAATCCGGGCTCGGCGCTGGAGTGTTTGATCCATCGCAGCGCGCCGGCGCATACCACGGTGCATATCAATTATGACTAGGGAGGAATGACGGGATGGATTATCCGAAAAGTGTCGCCAGCGCAGGTTTGGTGGATGGGAAATTTGTCGATGAAAATCCGCTGATGGGCACGCCGGGATCGTTGATTCCGGCGGCCTGGGGTAACGGTGTCACGCAGGAAATCATCAGCGTGATCGAGGCTGGTGGTTTGACGCCTGACGAGAAGAAATACGATCAATTGTTGAAGGCGATTCAGAGCGTTTCGGCCAAAGGCTGGAGTCTGGATTCGGCTTTGCCGATTGTGTCGTTGCCGCTGCCTACCGTGGCGAATACCGAGGGCCGGTTGAATGTTGTGGCCAGCGCTGCTGCCACCAGTGGAGGCAAAGTTTCTGTGCCCCCCGGAGTGCCCGTCAGCCTGGCTCAGGAAGTGATCGCAGGTCAGTTGGCCCGTTCGCGCACGTTCACCACCGCAGCCTGGGTCAGCGCTGATCTGTTACCCAATACCGCGTATTTTTTGCGAGCTCAGGTGGTCGCCGGCGCATTGTTTTTCTATGTACAGCGTGGTCTGCCGACTGACGTTGCACCTGCCTCACTCAAAGGAACCGCCGAAGCGGTTGGTGGCGGCGGTTTTGCGTCCACCAGCCTGGACATGTGCGTGGCCTGGATACTCACTGGCGCCGTGGGAACCCTGCCGTCAGTACTAGCAATCTATAACCGCTCGCGCCTCACTTGGAGCCAGACAGTTAATGGCACCGGGGTGATTTATCTGCCACTGGATGCGCATGCGCGTTCTGCGCGGCTTATTGCCAGCAACCCGACGCCTTCGACTACTTTAGTGACTAACGCAGCGTTTGCCCAAGGAGATTGGGTGGGAGCCAGCTTCACCTTCCTGAGTCCCGGAATTCAAGCGATTGGTGGAAATCCGGCGGGGTGGGCGGACAAATCGTCAAGCGTGATTTTCACCAACAATCAGATAGGTGATGTCACCGTGTCGTCGTTGACGGCCAGTTTCGATCATTCGCAATTTCGCTCGCTGTGGCAGACCTTTCAGGCTCAGCACCAGCTTGGTTCCAGCAGTGCCGATAAGGACGAATTGCTACACGGTATCGGAATAAAAGGTCACCCGATCGCGGATTACACCACCGGTATCGCCTTGAACTTCGTCAATGCCGTCAACGTTCATTTCGTGTGGGAGTTGATCCGATGAGGGTTATCCAGGAACTTCATCAATTTGGTAACGAACTGCGTTCGCCACAACCGTCGCCTGATCACACGTGGGACGGTCAGCAATGGATACAGGATCCTTTGTTAATGGCTGCGCTGGAGCAAAAGGAGTCGGAGCGCCTTTGCACCAAAGTCGACACCGCCGCCGACCGCGCCCGACCCGTACTGGCCGGCGATCCCCTCAAAGCCATGGAGTACGCCCAGGCCGCCGCAGACGCTCAGGCTTATCTAGACGCGGGTTACCCGAAAAAAGAAGTGCCGGTTTCCGTTGCTGCGTGGGTCGTCAAAGGTCGAACGGCCAAACAGGCCGCCGATCAAATCCTCAGCAAGGCCGATCAGTTGACGGATCATTTGCTGACGCTGCGCACCTTGCGCCTCAAGGCCAAAGCGCAAATTCGTGCGCAGGCTGCCAAGGGCAAAATGGACTTGGCGCGGGGTGCCGCTGATGAGGCATTGCTCGCCATCCGCGAACTGCTCGGTGGTCTCTCCGGCTAATCAATACCTTCCTTCTTGAACACCCCAAGCCCACTTCACCGTGGGCTTTTTATTTTCAGAAAAAAGCCGTGGGCACTAAGGCAGCGCCTTGATCGTCGGTGCGGTTCATTTGTTATGACAGAGGAAAAGAAAACCTATGGATTATCCAATAACTGTCCCCAGTGTCGGCCTGGTCAACGGCCGTTTCGCCGATGAAGACCCGGAGGCAGGCAAACCGGGTTCATTGATCCCGGCGGCGTGGGGCAACAGCGTTACTCAAGAAATTCTGAATGTGATCAATGCGGCCGGGATGGCTGCGTCCGAGACGGACACCCGGCAACTGCTCAAAGCCATTCAATCGATTGTCGGCAATGCCAACCCGATGCGATCGGTGATCACCCGGCTAGCCGCTTCAAAGACGTTGACCGAGCAGGAACTTGGTCTCGTGTTGATTGATGCCAGTCCGGCGCCGGTCACTGTTGTGTTGCCAGCGGCCGATGGTCCACTGGGTGTGCGTGATGTGATTGTTCGTCGTGTAGACAACAGCGGCAGTCGGCTTGTTATTCAAGCATCCGGCAGCGACCGGATTCGTTTTCACACGCACCTTTCGGCCAGTGGCTATCCATTTTTAGTGTTGATGGGTGGTGGTGACTGGTGGCATTTGCGCAGCGATGGCGCGGGGAGCTGGTGGCCGGTTGGGCGCTTCGATAACACGCCGTTGGGACGACCGTTTTTCGAGACGACAGTCTTGCTGAGCCCCGGAGGTTACGGTGCGCTCAACGGCGCCGTCATGAAGCGTGTCGAGTGGCCGTGGCTTTGGGATCACGCGCAGCAATCGGGAATGCTCGGCACCGAGGCTGCTCGCGTCGGCAACGAAGGTAAGTGGACGTCGGGCGATGGCGCAGCAACCTTTCGTGGGCCAGAGGGGAGGGGTGAGTTTTTGCGAGTGCTGGACGAAGGCCGGGGCGTGGACATAGGTCGCCAAACAGGTACCTCTCAATCAGGCTCGATTCATTCCTACGCCCAAGGTGCAAATGGCGGAGGTGCTGTGGGTGCCTACTGGTCGGATAGCTTGACCGGATTTGGTGCTGAAACGCGCGAAGAAGCCGAATTCGTTTCAGGATTACTCAATGGTGGTCCTGTTTATCCGGACGGCACCAATTATCAGCGAGATACGGCCAGCACTGTGCTTTACACCTTCAAATCCCGCCCGCGCAACATCGCCTATCCCGGTCGAATCAAACTAATCTGAGGCTCCCCATGTTCAATTATCTGTTTGACGGCTCGGGCGCATTGTCCGGGCCTGTCGAGTTTTTCGTCACGCCCGGAATCGGCGTTCAGCTTCCTGCCAACGCCGTGCAACTGTCCTTTGAATTGCCCGAACCGGAAACCGGCCGCACCTGGGCGCTGATCAATGGGGTACCGCGGGAAGTCATCGATCGTCGGGGACTGGTTTATCGCAAGGACGGCGGCGCGCAGCAACTCTGGAACGAGTTGGGCGAGTTGCCTGAGACCTTCACCCCGCAGCCTTGGCCGGGTGATTTCTACGTCTGGCGTGATAACGACTGGCAACTGGATGAGCAGGCTCAATTGGCTGATGCCAGACAGCAGACTTTGCAAGCGCGCGATGCACTGCTTCGTGAGGCTGTTCTGCGAATTGCCCCGCTGCAATACGCCGAAGATATCGGTGACGCCAGCCATGAAGAGCAACTGCAATTGCTCGAATGGAAGCTCTACAGCGTGGAGTTGAACCGCATCGAGAAACAGCCAGGTTTCCCAATGCAAATTGTTTGGCCGGTTGTGCCAGCCGTCAGCGCAAATACCTGAACCACCGCAAAGGAGAAATGCAATGGATTACCCAATCAGCGTGCCCAGTGCAGGCTTGGTCAATGGCAGATTTGTCGATGAAGATTCGCTTGCCGGCTCGCCCGGCTCGTTGATCCCGGCGAGTTGGGGCAATGGCGTCACACAAGAAATTCTAGGTGTTGTCCGCGCGGCAGGGATGACGCCTAGCGAATCTTCGAACACTCAACTGCTCGGTGCATTGCGCGGCACGCAGTTATTTCAGACCCCGGCGCAATTTGACGTCAGCCGCGCGGTGGCAACCCCCGAGTTCGTGCAGCGTGCGCTGGGTAATTATGCGGGTTCGCGGGGCGTCACTGCTGCGACGCAACTGACGGTTGCGGATGTGGGATGGGCGATCGGGTTGGGCGGAGACTTGCCTTATACGGTGAACCTTCCGGACATCAATTCGGTTCCCAATGGTGCGACGTTTGCGCTGCATTGCCGCAGTAACGCCGCGGTCACGATCGCCTGCACGGGCATTGCGAAGATTAGTCCACAAGGTGCGTACCTGACATCGATCGTCATGAACAGTGGTGAGAGCGCCACGGTTGTCAGGGAGTATGGGATCTGGACGGTTCAGGGTACGGCGAGTCTGAAATATGCCACGTTGTTTTCCGGGTCGTGCAATAACCCCGGATATCAGAAACATGCCAGCGGGAATATCGAACAGTGGGGATCTGTTTTCACGGACGCCAGTGGTGACGCTGTAGTGAAATTCCCTATCTCGTTTCCCAACGCTCTGTACTCCTGTGTAACCACTCACGTAGGAAGTGGCGCAGCGATGGTTATCGTTGTCGGGGGATCAGAAACAAAACAAGGTGTTCGCTTGAGAGTGCGTGATGCGGCAAATGGAGTCTCTGCAGGCTGGACTGTTTTTTACGTCGCGAAGGGCTACTGAATGAACGCTTACAATGTTTTGTTCAGCGCCAGCACGGTTGGCGTTTATGTGCCGGGGATCAACTCAACGGACATACCCGAAGACGTTATCGAGATTCCTCAGGCGTATTGGATTTCGCTATTGCAGCAGATGGCGCTTATGCCGAAGGTGATCGGCGTCAATCCTGCGAACGGCTACCCGATTCTGCTCGATCCACCCCCTCCTTCGGCGGATCAAACGGCCGAAACCGAACGTCACTGGCGCACTGCACAACTGGCCGCCACTGACGGTCTGGTAGCGCGCGATCGTGATGAACTCGAAGACGGTGGCGGCACCACCCTGACCACCGATCAATACACCGAACTGCAAACCTACCGGCGTGCACTACGCGACTGGCCGCAGGGCTCTTTCTTTCCCTTTAGCGAGCATCGGCCAGTCGCGCCGCGTTGGTTGGCGGCTGCGTTTTAAGTCAGCAAGGATGTTGAAATGGATTATCCGAAAAGCGTTCCCAGCGTTGGTCTGGTGAATGGAAAGTTCGTCAATGAAGATGCCGTCGAGGGCTTACCGGGGTCTTTGATTCCGGCAGCCTGGGGCAATAGCGTTACCGATGAATTGTTGTATGTCGTCAAATCTGCCGGTCTTGAGCCGAACGAAACCGACGCTACCCAATTGCTTCAGGCAATAAAAAAAATCAGCCAGGCTGGTGAAGACAAACACGCTCCTGATATCGGCGCGGCCAATCTCTACATGGCGAATTATTCACCTGCCATTACTGCGTTGAGGGACGGTTTGGCACTGCGTTTTACTGCCGGCAACGCCAACACTGGTGCAAGTACATTTGCACCGAATGGCTTGATGCCCAAACCGCTGGTGAGTCTTGCTCAGAATGCATTGCAGCCCGCGGAAATTATCGCAGGCAGCCTGTGTTCGGTAGTGTTCAGTGCGGCGCTGAATAGTTGGGTGTTGGTGTATGCAAGTGGTGGTAATGCGTCGAGTGGCCGGTTGTTGGGAGTGAAGACTTTTACGACGTCTGGCACCTATGTACCGACTGTCGGGATGAAGAATGTATTGGTGAAGGTCTTGGGCGGCGGTGGTGGCAGTGCGGGGATTGCCGCGACAGCCGCCAATCAGATCTCTCTGGCTGGAGGCGGTGCTTCTGGCAGTTATGCCGAGGCGTGGTTGTCGGCTGCAGCTATCGGTACGAGCCAGGCAGTAACCGTGGGGGGTGGTGGTTATGGAGGCGCCATTGCAGCTAATGGGGGCCCAGGTGGAACAAGTTCTATCGGATCATTGGTTTCGGCCCCCGGCAGTGGTGGATCCCCCACTATCAAAGTGATTGCTGTCTCGGACTTTGGTTTATTCGTGGGGGGCTTTCCGAGCGGCCCATCAACCGGTGGGAATATGGTTAACAGTGCAGGTTCCGCGGGCAGTCCCGGTATCGGTGTCGGTGGATCGGTTCTTGCGGGCCACGGTGCGGCTTCGCCTCTGGGCGCAGGCGGATATGGCAGCAGCGTTGCATTGGCCGCAGCGGCCCCGGGTACCGGTTATGGGTCTGGAGGTGGCGGCATCGCCAATGGTCAGAACCAGCCGGGCAGACCCGGCGGTGCAGGTGCACCGGGCGCCGTGATCATCTACGAGTACGCCTGATGAAAACTTACGCACGCATCGTCAACAACACGGTGGTGGAGTTGTTCGCAACCGACGGCGACATGGCCGAGATGTTCCACCCGGAACTAGTCTGGGCTGACATCACTAATATAATCCCAACACCAAACATCGATTGGACTGCCAACTTCGGCACGCTCGGCTGGGTGTTTTTATCACCCGAAATAGCGCCACCGGAAAACGCCTTGAAAACTCTGGCAAAAAAATGGCTGGCAGGTATTTCCCTTCAGTCGTGATATCAGTCAAAGGATATCCAGGGAGGATCAAGCATTATGCAAATAACCGAAAACAACTTAACTAACATCATGCCCAACGCCCGCACCCAAGCGGGCGTTTTTGTTTCTGCACTCAACACCGCAATGGCTCGCCGGCGCATCGACACACCCAAACGCATCGCCGCGTTTCTTGCGCAAGTCGGTCACGAATCCGGGCAATTGCAGTACGTACGCGAACTGGGCAACAACCAATACCTGAGCAAATACGACACCGGCACCCTGGCCTTGCGCTTGGGCAACACGCCCGAAGCTGACGGCGACGGGCAAAAATACCGCGGGCGCGGGCTCATCCAGATCACCGGGCGCAGCAACTATCGCCAGTGCAGCCTCGGTCTGTTTGGCGATGAACGCCTGTTGTCGCTGCCAGAACTGCTCGAACAACCGCAATGGGCGGCTGAATCCGCCGCTTGGTTCTGGGAGCAGAACGGCCTCAACGAACTGGCTGATCGCGACCAGTTCAACACCATCACCCGGCGAATAAACGGCGGGTTGAACGGCTTGCAGGATCGCCTGGAAATCTGGGCGCGGGCGAGGGCGGTGCTATGCCAATCCCCTGGCGAATGATTGGCTTACTCTTATTGGCCGTCGGCGCTTTTGTGGCGGCCTGGCAGTTTCAGGACTGGCGCTACGGCCGCCAACTCGCCGAGCAATCGCGTTTAAACACCGAAACGTTGAATCAACAGAATCTCGCCGCCGCCTCGGCGCAACAGGCCGAGCAGGATAAACGCCTGGCGCTCGAGCAACGGCTCGCGACCAGTGAACAAACTCACTATCGAGCACTGAGCGATGCCCAACGTGATCAGGATCGCCTGCGCGATCGCCTTGCCACTGCTGATGTGCGCCTGTCAGTCCTCCTCGACGCAGGCGATGTTGCCCAAGGCTGCAAACTGCCAGCCACCGCCAGCCCCGGCGGCGTGGATCATGCAGCCGTACGCGCCCGACTTGACCCGGCGCATGCTCAACGAATTATCGCCATCACCGACACCGGCGACCGCGGACTGATTGCCTTGCAGGCGTGTCAGGCCTATGTCAGAGCGCTCGCGCCCGAACATTTTGAATGACTCTGTGTCTTGAAAGCGCAACCGGCTCGTGTACGGTGGAGGCATTCCACACGATCCGGAGTGCGCCGTGAAA